GTTGCCCCAGTTATTTTAATGTAAACATTCCCTCTGTAACCACTCAAATCTTGTGAGAAATATGTCCACTTAAAGTTTAAAACCTCGCCTCCGTTTACAAATGGCATACCAGTTGATACAATCCAAACATAAGCACCAGTCACATTTGATTTGACCAATTTATAGGTTGCACTTGCGTTAGTAGCTACATCTTGTATTGTATAACTTGATCCAGAACCATTGTAAGCAGCCAACCAGTTAGATGGAATGTCGCTTGAACTTGGTCTAAGGTTGCCATTACTAAAAAAGTTAATAGGAGCCTCAACCACCTTTAATGACTCAACTCGATTATAACCTTTCTTTAACAATTTCATTTGATTATTCTCGGTAAAGAATAAACCACTTGTATTGCCAGTATAACCTTGAATTACACTTAACTTATTAAATGTTCCACTTGCTGCAACTGCCCCAGCATATGTGTATTCGGTATATGCAACATTCTCACTTGCAAATTCATTGATTGCCACAATCCACCATTTGCCACTCGCCATAAATAAACGGCAACCAAATGATTTTAGGATATTTTTAATAACATCAAATGAATTAAGATAATTGTAAGCACCATCCAAAAATGTTCTATATGGCAAATATGCTTGAGCAAATGGATCAGCACTTGTACTTGTGCCTCTATTAGTCATTGTTGCTGCATAATAAGAACAAGCCGTAATAATATTTGGAGTTGTCGGCAAATTCAAAGTATTCAAAGCCGTTCTTAAATAATAAAGCAAAGTTTGTAGGTCATTAATATCAACAGTGTTTGGAATTGGTAAAATCAAACTTTGTAACATACCCAACCCATCCACGCAGTTAAATGTTAAACCTTTACGACCAGTAGAAAAACTTAGTTGAACATCATCACTAATTGTAAAGCCAGTCCATTCTAAGTCAGCACCTAAATATAATTTAACAAAATATTTGCGGTCATCGGCAGTTGTAAAGTTTGGCATATTAGCCAAATCATCTGTAACATCTATGCTAACTCCTAATTGACTCGCAAAGATTGGTTCAAACGGATCATCCGATTGAGGCAAATATTGTAATTGTAAATCTATTCCTGGATATTCATAAACTGTGCCAGTATAATTATCCTCTTGTAAGTATAAATAAGCCGTTTTGCTTGTTTTAGTAGCAAAAGTTATCTTGTATTTGTTTGCGTATGCCATTATACTCCTCTCCTTAGATTTAATGAATAATTTGATCTATTCAAAGCTAACACTAAGTCATTACCTCTCAAAACAAATGATCCACCACTACCAGCAGCATTTCCACTCATTGCACCAGCATTAAATGTATTTTGCATCATAGAACCTAATTTGCTTAAAGGCATAATTGCCTCTCTTTCGTTACCCTCGCCAATCAATCCCCAAGATGGGCCATCTGTAATTCCACCCTCTGCATTTTTAGTAACTGGTAAACCTAATATTGCTTTAAAAATACCGCCAAAACCTCCAGCTGATGCAGCACCACCCAAACCAGGTATAAAGTTTAAGATAGTTGCAAACACGGCAGCTTTAATGGCAGCAGCTGCAATCTGTTTAGCCAAATCTAAAAACATATTTCCTAAAGCCTCAAGAACTGGAGTGCCTTGTTGTAAAGCATCCCACATACCCATAATTGAGTTTGTGATTGTATTTGAGATAGTATTAGCAAAATCTAACGCTTGTTTATTAAGTTCCTCAAAATTATCTTTTGTGTCCTTAAACCATTGATCTTGTTCTTTTTTACCAGTAGAAAAACCTAATTTACTTGCTGGTTTGTTTTTATCTATATCCGTTAAGAATGTGTCTCCCAATAAGTTTGGTCGACCTCCAATGCCTAATTCTTTATCTTGTTTTCTTATTAATTCCTCCAAATCAGCATCATAAAGAACTGGCTCGGTAAACTTAAGTTTTGATTTTTTTTCTCTAACTTTCTTTGGAGCCGTTGTTGAAATTGTCATTGCATCCCCAGCAGCAACAGACTCTTGTGTCAATTTCTTTAAAGATTCTGTTAATGTATTAACAACATTTGTTGATGTTTTAATTTCTTGTTGATTCTTTTGTAATCCATTATCAATCAAGTTTAATGCAATCCCAACGTTTGCCGTTCCTATATTTTTAAATGCACCAGTTACAACTTGTATTGATTTTTCCCAAATACTAAGTTTATCAACTTGTTCTTGAACAGTTGCAATTTGATCTCTTGTTATTTTTGCTTGTTCCTCTGCAATTAATTTAGCGTAAGCCTCAATTTTAGCCTTTCTTAATAGTGCCTCCGATATTTGATTAATCATATTAATCAATTTGGCACCATCCTCAATGTCCATTTTTTGCAATTCAAGGTTACCCTTGTATGTGCTTTTTAATTGCTCTAATGCAGCTTGTCTGTTTTTAGTTGACTCGTTTACATTAGTAACAACAGCCAATAAAGCCTCGTTTTTAGCAATATCATCGGCTACGGATTTAACACTTTCGGACAATGCATCTCGCATCGCTTTTTGTGCTTTCTCAAAGTCCGATACTTTGAACATTGCCTCAACAATGGCATCTCCATATTTAACAATAACGGAAGATAAAACACCAACGGCAAGACCAACACCAGCTGGACCAATCATAGCTTCTCTTAAGGCTTTAAATGCCCCTCCAGATTCTTTTGTACGTTCTCCTAATCTTTGAAATGACTCCAACAATGGGTTGATGTTGTTGGCAATACCCATAAAACCATAGGGAGCATCTTGTGCAACTCTTGATAAGTTCATCAATGATTGAGTTGCAGCATCAGTAGCACCTTTGTTTTGCTGGAACTTATATTTTAAACCCTCCGTTGATTTGGCTAAATCCTCAATTGCTTTTAGAGCATCTTTGTTGTCAGCCGTGATTATAAGTTGCAATTGTTCTTGTGCCATGTGTTTTTAGTTTGCTCCGTACATTTTTAATGTTTCCATCAATTGATCATGAGTTAGCATCTCAACCTCCTCTCTTTCGACATCATCAATCTCTGGGATATGCCAAAACTCTCTCATTGATTTAGGCGACCTTTCTGCCGTGTTACTAAGATAAACGATATAGGCAAGGTTTCTTGTTCTTGCCCATTCGTTCAAATCTTGTCGTTCTTTACCCATTACAATAATGGAAAAATCTCGCCATGTCATTTCCCAAAATTCATTAGGTCTTATTCCACACTCGGCAGCTTTTACCAAAATATCATCCCAAGTAAGGCTCTTTAATCTTTTTTTTTGTCATCTTCTGTCTTGTCGGTAACCGATACAATTGTACTTTCTACAATGTATTTAACATATTTTACCAACTCTCCATCCGTTGCAAAAACTGATCCAATTTCATCAAGCCATTCACAAACATCAACATCGGTATAAATGATGTCTTGTTTATTACTTACACAAGCTGCTTTGTAACCGATGTGCACTAACTGCACAATCAAATCCAAGTCAAATTGTGTTTTACTTAAGGTCTCAAAATACTTGTCAATTGTGATGTTGTTTTGTTTGCAAAACTCACGCATAGCCCAAGTACCCCATTTTAAATCAATGGTTTTGTTCTTCAATACTAATTTAAACATAAACGTTTTTTATTTATTAAGATTGTTCTGTTTGTGTTAATGGAGGTAATGCCACAACAAATGTTGCACTAAATTTCACATCATCTTTATCAGCAGCGTTCACATCAAAGTTGCTAATGAACACAGTTCCAGAATAAGTGATGTCTCCGCTTGTTGGACTTGCTTTACCCATTTTCATTGCAAACACAGTCTTTGCAGCGTGTGCAGCATATAATTGTTGGTAAGAGTCTTTAGCTGGAGTTCCAGTCTCATCGATTGCAAATCCCTCGCCTCTAAAAGATTGGTTAAATGCTGGACCAGGTTGGAACTGATCGCCACACTTAGATGTTGCATCAATAGTGTTTACAGTTGATGTTAATGAGTTTGATGTAAGACAAGCAACTGGTTTAAATGTTCCATCGTTGTCTATGTCAGCTAATAGGATGTAGTCCCTCGCTGATACTTTAGTTTCTGCCATTGTATTTAATTTTGAGTTATTGTTAAATTATATGTTATTAATGTTCTAAAAACGTTGTCTAAAGGGTTTAAACCATCGATGTTTCTTATACTTTGAACAAACAAACTGGTGGAACCCCATCCAGCTGGTAATGTTATATCGGTATCGGAATTTATTTCCATCAACACCAAATTGCTTATTTCTTCGGATCGTTTGTACCCAAAGTTAGCATTTTTTGTGACAATGTCTACATCGATAGTAATTGAGTTAGTGTAACCACTTTTGCCATCCTCTTGTGATGATGTTCGACCATCCAAAATGATGTATTCATTCCCAGCGTTATCTGGTGCAAAACCATCATAAACACTCAATCCAGTTGCACTAACTAAATGAGTATAAAACCATTTCTTTATTTCTACGTTAGGATTTAGCATCTATTAACTTTTTTAATCGTTCAAACAATTTTGGTTTTTCTTCCTCGTAAGCTGGTATTAAAAATGGTTGAGCCCTTAGTCCATTTCTTAATATTTTAATGGCTAAAAAACGAGCCAATTTCTCATCTTGTGACTTTTGCACTTTACGACCACCAGTTCTCTTTTGTGTTGCCACACTATAAGTACCAGCCAATCCCTTTCGTTTTACCCAAAGAGTTAAGGCTTGTATCATATCCTCTAAACTGCCACTTCCTTTGCCTTCATATTGGGCAGCCAATTGCTCAAATCCTGGAGGGATTTCAACCTTGCCACCAGTACCAAACTCAACATACGGAGCATAAGATGCTTGGGCAACAACCGAGTGAGTCAATGGACTTGATGACACGGCATGAATGCTTTGTCTCAAAGTACCCAAGTTTACTGGGGCTCTCCTTTTTGCACCTTTCTCAATATTCATCGTGGATGCACTCAACTCCAAAGCAACCTCCGTTTGTAGGTTATTTTCAATCTTTTTTAACTTTCGTTGCAAGTTATCAAGACCACTAAGATTAAGTGCAAATCCAGCCATTATGCATACATTATGATTTCCCAAAATCGATGAGCATTGTCCACATCCTTTATTGAATGGATTGTGTATCGTTGCCCCTCAACCTCAAGTTGGTAATTGTCGTTTATTTCTAAATCCCATCTTATAAACATCTTAGCCATACGAGTAAAACTTAACTCACTTTCTAAAAGGGCTCTGTTTTGCTCTTGTGGTCGATAATCTCCCCAAACAGTCTGTTGTAAGGCAAAAGTAGTTTGATAGCCTCCTTGCCCATCTGCAACCCTTGTAGGGGCATAAACATCAACCAATCTATTCATAGAGTTGGCATCAACATAATTGTCTTTGTGTAAACCTATTCTCATTTTATAAAATTGGGCTTGTTCTTGTCCATCTTTGACACGCTCTCATTGTCTTCTCACATATTCCCATGTCGTTTACATCCATTCCTCTATTCTCGTAGTCATAGTTAATTTGATCTAACATTGCCACCTTTAAATCGGTAGGAACGCAGTCAAAACCAGCCATGTAAGACATTTTAATCTCTCCGTATAAAGGATAACGAACAGTTGGATATTGTGCCCCAATTATTCTATATGTAGTCGATGGAATTTGATTGTTTTGCTGATCCCACATTCCCAAGATGTATGTAACTGGTCCGAATGGCAATTGGAAATTACCTCCAGCATTATTGAACCATACATCAACTTGAGATGGAACCAATTTAATATTTGTCACTTTCTCAACAATTTGTCTTGCTTGAATAATCAAATCAACAAACAAATCATCCTCAACATTATT